GTTTTGATATACACCGTCTACATACACCAGCGTATTGTTTTCAATAGCCGCACCAGATAGCGAGAAAGTTACGTCACTGCCATCACCAGTAAAGCTGTTGAGCAGGAGGTCAGCAGCACCTCCACCAATTTCTCCCCACTCTGTGCTGTAGCCTTCAAACTTACCTTCGGTAGTGTTGTATCTAAACATGCCTGCTGCTGGTGAACCTTCGCGCTGACCTGTTGTACCTGCTGAAACTTTTACAGAGCCAGTGTTATTGAGTACCAGCGCACCAGTCATTGTGCCGCCAGCAAGTGGTAAATGCCCGACTTGAGAATATGTGTAGCTTGAGTTCCAGTTTGATGAGTTGTCAGTGAATGGCAAGACGTAGTTGTTTGCGCCACTAGCTATACCATTTAGCTTTGTGTGGTCAGCGTCAGTAAAGTTATTCTGCGACAACTCACCATCTTGAACAGAGTATGTCGTGTTAGTGTTTGTGTCTGTGCTGGTGATGGTAAAGTTTGGATATGTCCCAGAGACAGTTGTTGCTCCCGCACCTGTGAGGCCAACCGTCTGGTCTGCCTGGGAAGCCGTGGCAAATGCACTTGCTGCCGAAAGTGCCGCAGAGCCAAGTCCAAGATTATTTCTGGCACTTGCAACGCTGGCAACATCACTGAGATTATTCGCAGCCGTCATGGTTCCTGACAAAGAAGCATACGCAGCTACCCACGCACTCCCTTCATATACTTTCATCACATCGGAAGTCGTATTAAAGTAAAGCATACCAGCAGCTAGAGAATCGCCATCATTATCGGCTGATGGGTCACTGGACTTTTGTCCCAAATACCTGTCATCGAATGAATCAAAAGCTGCTAGTGCAGCATCTTTCGCAGCCACCGCAGCCGCCTGTGCAGTCGAGGCACTTGACGCACTTGCCGAGGCTTCGCCAGCTTTTGTTGTCGCTAAATCTTTCTGAGCGGTGGCTAGGGTAACTTGGGCAGCAGCCAGAGTGACTTGAGCAGCAGAGGACGCTGCGCTGTTTGCTGAAGCCGTGGCCGATGAGGCTGCATTTGTTGCAGAGGTGCCAATTGAAGCCAGTGCAGTTTCAGCACCTGTCTTTGCGACAACTGCCGCATCCTTGGCAACAATAGAAGCATCCTTGGCAACTACGGAAGCGTCTTTTGCAACAACGCTGGCCGCTCTTGCAGTTTCTGAATCTGCTGCTTTTGTCGATGAAGTTGCTGCACTCGCTGCTGAGTTTGTCGCTGAAGTTGAAGCCTCCGAGGCTTTTGTTGTCGCTGTCGATGCATTTGCTACGCTCGTGTTTTTTGCAGTTTCCGAGGCAGTGGCACTGACGCCCGATGCCTGCCGCGATACTTCTGAGGCAGCTGCACTAGCAGCCGCTGCATTAGCTTTTGTAGTCGCTGTTGCAGCATCAGCAGCAACTGAAGCAACACTATTGGCAGCATTAGTTGCCGTAGAAGATGAAGCGGCAGCAGCAGCTTCTGATAATGCTGCAGCGGCTGCAGATGCGGCTGCGTTTATGACGGAACCTTTGATAGCATCATTTTCAGTGCTAGTAGGGCCAGACGAAGAGAAGAAGCTTGAGTTTGCCATTGTTACTCCATTAATAATGAGTCATTGGACGTATTGCTTGAAGCGTTCCCGCCAACTCAGCATCGTCTGCCTGTCCTTGAATTTCTGCCAGAAACTGTGCGTACTTACCATCAAACAAAGGCGCACGTTCGTCCAAGTAGTAATCAGCCGCATAGGTAAGGGCAGCATAAATAACGAGGTCCGAACCAATTCCCACTAAATTATTAGTGTCACTGTCAGACACTAATTCAGGGAACTGAGCGTAGTAGTTGACAGTTAGAGTTCCTGAGCTCGGCACTGGGTAAAGTAGAACCTTGCCTCCTTCCCTGGTAAAAAAGTGCGGCATGCCTGTGCCGCCTGTTTTCTTCATGTCCAGCATTTCACCAGCAGGAAGTTTGACCAGGGCATGGCTGTCACTATAAAAGTCTATGCCTTCCAAATAATCATTAGGCAGAAACACATGTTCTGTCGAGGCTGTAAAAGTGTAAGTGTGGGACTTCTCCATAGACGGTAAGCGTAGTGTTCGCTGTACTCGAGAAATACCCTGGTTGATAAAAGTATCGGCAAGGGCATCAGTGATGTCGCTGCGATTTAACACGGCCTTAAAGTGTGTTCTGATTTCACCCTTGTTCATATTTTTATTTCCTCTTTGCAGTTTTAGCTGCTTTTTTAAAAGCATTTGCAGATGGGGCACCTTTGGTACCTGGTGTACGCATCTTCTCACCACTGCCTGCCTTAATACGCGCCCTCTTCTTTTGGATATTGTTATAAAGTCCAGACTTAGCCATTCGCTACACCTTTTTCCTTGTTGTCAAAAACGCATCCAGGTTTTCTTGTTTTAGCCTGGCGACAATCGCATAGGCTGGTTCTTTCATCATGTCAAAGCCCTCCCGAAGCCACTTCTCGTGGACCAGGACAGGCACCCGAGCAACACTCATATATTCACCTTCACTCATACCAAGGGAGTCATCTCGCTGTTTGCGGATGTTGTCTAGGAAGCTCTGGGGAATATGCTGCGTCTGCTGGATATTAAAATTGTGTTCGTCGTTGTCGCGTAGGACATTCGACTGCACTGAGTGCAAAGTGTCTGAATCAGACATTGGTTTCTCCTTATAAAAAATGCAGGTGGGACCCAGGTCGGGCAGTAAGGAGAGCGGAACCTGCTTTACCAGGTCCCACCTGCAAACTACTTACTAACTACTGGCTTAAGAAAGACCAGTAATCATTCCGCTGTCACTGAAGTTGCTGTGCTTAACGGAAACCTCACCCACACAGAAGTGAGTATCAGAGTCGCCATTCTTAGCAAGCAAAGTACGAGTGAACGGACGCAGAACACACTGCTTGAACATCGAGGGGTCGATGAGGAAAGCATGAGTGCTTAGCTGGTTCCGATTTATCAAGGTACGAATCTCTCCGAACGGAGTTACCAGTACTTCAATCGCGTTGACCAGGGTCTTAGAAGAACCAAAGTCACGCTCACGGCTAGACGCTGTCGCAAAGTTAGCTACGATAGTTGCATCAGCAGGCTTAATCATCAGAACAGAAGGTTCACTGCCGTTCTCATAACAATCCTGGTGCAGCTCAAGCAGCTTAGCTTCAGTCAGTGCGTCAGTAGCATTGGAACCAGCGTCAACAGTTGTTGTAATCTGCTGCGACACAGAAGACATCTTACGAGCTGCTGAGGCGCTGCCAGTTACTGCAGCCTGGTCGACACCAATCATCGCTTTTTCTACGTCAAGCTTGATGGCTTTCAGGGTCTTGGCAAGTGCATCGTTTTGCCATTCTTCACACAGGCTCGTTAGACCTGTGCCGCCTACACATTCTAGGCAGCTAATGCTTTCACATTAGACGAGACTATATCATCGCTGTTTTTTAACAGTGTCATGCGCTTCCACCCACTTGGGTGTACTCCACTAAGGGATAGTCGTTGCACCTTCCTCGAGAAACGAGGCTTGGCTCAGGATTACCATATCTATATAGACTTAGGCTTCCCCTGAATTCACATGATTTATACTACGCTTGCAATCTTAACGCAGTTTCCTTCGCACGACCGTGAGTCTTCACAGCGTCAACTGTTGCAGCCACCTTAAAAGCTTCACCGATAATCTGAGTGGTGTTGCTACGGGTAGTGGGCTGTGCGATGGCGGTGGTAGATGCGTCTGCACCTTCTACTACAAATATGTTCAAGTAGGCTCGTTAATTCCTACCCCGCCCCGTTTGGAGCTGCTATATGTCTCCATATAGTTCAGACTATATCTTCACCCTCTATATAAAGAGGGGCTAGGCGCTTCCACCCACTTGGGTGTACTCCTTTTCAGGATAGTCGTTGAACCTTCCTCATAAATGAGGCTTGGCTGCTGATTGTCGTTAGCCACCGCAGCTATTACGAGTTTCCAGCAATTCACCTAGTTACAATCCCAGATTACTCTGGGACGGCCCTAAATTAAGGCATTGACGCCCGCCGCACGGATTGAATCTTCAAGCCATTCAAAGGTACGTGCAGATACTTTCTCGCTCTTTACAAGAGTCTGAAAGGGACAAGAAGTTGGAGAAATATTGGCGATAGTCTGAGATACGTCCTCAGCCAGGCCAACCGTGGCATACGATACTAATGTAGACATGTTTAAATTTCCTTATGGAATATTAGGGGATAAAAAACTAGGCGTCACTGCCAGTTAGACATAATCACATCTGCAATATTGTCGAGGTCATTAGCATTAGCCCTAAGCTGGTCCACTTTACGCTGCTGATTCTGTTTCTTGAGTTCAGCACTGTTTGGCGGGGCTTTCTTAGACCTAAGAATCTTCTTCGCTGCCTTAGCTTTTTTCACAGTGGCTACCTTCTTGGTTTGGTCGAACATACGGGCCTTGTTGAGTAACTTAATAACATTGGGGTCTGCATATTGATTAACCTGGTCTTCTGGTAATCCCTGGGCAATAGCATAACTACGGATATCGTTATAAAGGTCGTTGGACCAGTCAGGAACATCCTGCTGGAGAACCTTTATGCATTCCTTCGCTTGCTGCTGCAAAGACTCGCTCTGCTGCTGCTTAACGTAACCATAGAACTGGTCGGCTTCTTCAGAAAGAAACTTAAGGTCTTCTTCTGCCTGTCGAGCTTCGGCACGTAAAGCTGTAAAGTCATCGGCTGACATTTGCTTACTAGCAACTAACATGTCAACTTCTGCATACGGCTTGTAGCGTTCCTGAGCACGGGTAAGCATGGCTTGCAATGATGCATCGGCTTTTTGCATCTGGTCATCTGCCAACTTACGTTGTGATGCCATTTCTTGAGACTTTCGGGTGAGAGATGCTTCCTGGCCATAGAGTCTTTTCAGGTCTTTGACGGATGCCTGTTTAGTTTCACCGTCAACAACAATTTCTACCAGGCTTTCTTCATCGAGGACTTGGACTTCTTCTTCGTCGTCTTCGTCTTCTTCGCTGGTTTCTTCGTCGTCTTCTTCGGAGTCTTCATCAACAGGGTCCTCATCGTCCTCATCGGATTCTAGGTCGTCTTCATTCTCGTCTTCTTCAGCTTCAGCTACTTCAGTCTCGTCAGTAGCTTCCACCTCAGCCTCTTGGTTTTCTTCGGATAGCTCTTCAGCGTCCTCCCACATTCCAAGAATTGCTTCTGCAGCATCATCGATAGATTCCGCTGCACCAGGGTTGGAACTTTCATTGACGTTATCTAATGACATAGTCTATTCCTCTTCTGCTTTATTACGTTGATTAATTTCATCGCGCACAGATACATTCTGCTGCATGGTGTCAATGACATCGCGCAGCGCCCTGTACTGGTAGTAGGCGACAGTTCTTTTTTCATTTTCACTAGGGTCAGTATTTACAAAAGTATTAAATGTACTTTCGATTAAGTGATTGACCACAGTGTTGAAAGATTCGCTCTTGAGGGTATCCTCAGAAGCAATTCCAAGGTGTAACATTTGCTCTTCTTGCGTCATAAATTGTCTCTCCTTAAAAGACAAAAGTTAGCCATTCGGTGAGGCAATGGCGGTAATCTCATCTGCCTGCTGTGCAAGCACAAGTTCCGCAGAATCGATAAGTTTCTTGTGGCGTAATTGCTCTTCTTTGAGGTCCAGGCTGTCACTTTGTATAGCGTGTTGATTCTCGACCTTGGCTTTCTCCAGCTCAATCTTCATCTGACTAATCTGTGAGTCGACCTGGGCCTTCATCTCCGCTATAGCAGTCTGACGTTCCTGTAGCTCCAATTGCTTCTGAGCCATTTGCATTTGCATCTCTGCAGCAGGGTCTGGCTGTGGCGGCTCGATGTTCTCAGGATTGGTCAGGTAGTTGCTGACTTCTTTAACGCCCGAGAGCTCCATGATTTTCTTAGCCAGCTCATATTGATTTGGCTGTTGATACATCGCAGCCAGGTTCGGGTCATTTGTGAGCAGCGTGTGCATGTTGAGATACTTAGTGGCTTCTTTCTCTTGCTCTCCGTAACCCAGGTGCAGCTCTATCTGTACATCGCGCTTCTCTTTCCACTTGCGGGGGTCACACACTACATAGCTACCACTTAGCTCAACCATCTTCTCTTGCATCTCGTTCTCGCAGACCAAGTTATATACCATGTGGAACAGCGGCTTCATAAACTGCGAAGCAAAGTTTCTGGCGATAATCTTTTGGCGCTGCTGAGACATGGTGGCCAGCTGCTCAACCATAGCGGCTGAGTTCTGCTTACTAATAGCGTCTTTGTTGAGGCCCTGGCTCATCTTGCTGACGCCAGTGGTGTCTTCCAAGTCCTCTTCAAGTAACTTAATTGTCTGGAAGATAAACGGGTTAAGGGGCGCCTGCATCATCGGAGAGATAGCATCAGGGCGTGTCGTGTTGACAATGCCGCCCAGGCGATTATCGATGAGCTCTCGAGGATTGGTTAGCCCGCCCTTCACTACGGTGTAGCGTGGGTTGTTAGTTATCATTGCGTGGTCCAGGATAGACCTGGTTAACACTGTGCGGGCATTCTGAGTCGCCACAACCTTGTCGGCAAAGTTGTTACCGTAGAATGAGTGAGGTGTCGGCAGCGGTACAAAAGTAACAAAGGGCTTTCGGTTAACCTTCTCTTTTTCCAGCAGCACGTTACCTGCTTTGATAACTTTATAAAGCTCAGCAATACCCGTGCCTTCGACATCGAGTAAGACATATGCCTCGTAGACCATGACACTGCGAACCTGGTCCTGGAGGTCGCTGCTACCGTTGCGGAAGTTGCCGACGTTATCAAATCGTGCCAGGACCTCTGGGTCAGTCTCAAAGTCAACATCAGTGTGGTCGCCAATCTTGTCGATTAGTTTCTCTGCGTATCCTTCCAAGCGTAACTCAGACAATGTCTTCTTGGTGCGGTGAGCACAGAAAGTCACATCCTCCAGGCTCTTTGCTTGGCTCTCAATCAGGAACTCTTCTGGAGCGACATTTTCAATAACTACCTGACTAGTGTCCCTTTCGATACCAATAGTTCCCGAGGTAAGACCTATGTCATCGACAGTGCTTTCGACTAGCTCCACGTTATCCTGGGCCAGCAACATGTCTAGCTCAGTCTCTGTGATGTCCTCGAACTCTTCGTAATCTGTCTCTGTACTGTTTTCCCAGAAGACTTTTACGACACCTGCCCTGGCTATCAAAGAATCATGTAAGGCTGTCGAACAGACGTTAAAAAAGTCGTTCTGACGGTGTACCACATAATCCGTGTACTCAGTACACATCCTGGCCAGTTCGACATCATCTTCGTTTTGTGGGGCAAACTTTACGGTACGGGTACCAGCACTAAAAGTTTCAAGTAGAGCTGCCTTGAGGCTTTCAACTGCATCATAAACATCTAAAGATACATACTTGCTGTTCCCATCATGCGCTGGTTTCGGAAGAGTACCGTTGTAATAGTCGATAATCTTGGCGCGTTCAGTGCTCAGCTCTGAATCAGCATATCCAACTGAGTTGCCAACTTGCTGGTCAACTAGCGTGACGATGCTGTTGTCACTTAGTTTCTTGTAATCCTTTTTTGCCATGTCATACCATCTCTATATAAAAGTCGTCAGTGCTATCTATTGGTTCCCAGGCTCCCTGGTGTACATAGTTGGCCAGGGCCAGAGACATCACGCAGTCATCAAAACAACCGGACTCGGCTTGCATTGCTCCAGATTCTGTGACGATGTACGTCATCATTTCTCTGATAGTGACCTTGTCATTTAGCTCTATTTCGTTCTCACGCATCGCAGCTCGAAGCTGGTCAATGATGAGGGGCTTAGTTTTTGATGTGGTGGAGAACCCTAGTTTCACAGTTTCACGGTCAGTCACTTTGTCGTGCTGCACTTCCGTGTAGAAGTTTGGGTAAGCCATGTCCTTGCCCAGGCGAGTACAGGTCAAAATACCGTGCGAGTTATTCTCGACACATATGTAAGCTTCGTTGTAATACTCCCCAAGCTTATAAAGTACCTGGGCAAAGTAATCTGGGTGGGCGTGGCCTCTCCAGGTTGCTACCTGGCGCTTCTTACTATCGAGCACCTGGGCAACGCTGTAGTCACCACCACGGACACCCATAGCAACATCAGCTCCGATGACATACTGTTCGCCAGGCACATGTGGGCGCCAGGTAAACAGTTCGCCTCGCGCATTATTTGTGAACTCTTCGCCCTCAAGTGCCAGGCGACTCTCTAGGTCCCGAGTATTTTTCAAGGTGTCTGATAGTTGCTCGGGGTTGAAGACTGGACGACCTGTTGTCAGGAACGCTTCATCCGGTTCGCTTGGGTATTCCTGGCGAAATAGGTCGATGCCGTTCTGTGCAATTTTCTTACGACGGAACATGAGCTGTTCATCGTCCAGGTCATACTGCTCTGCCAGGTCCTCTTCATCGGGTGTTCTTTCAAAAGACTCTGGCACAGCTTCACGATACTCAACGCCAGCAAACCAAGGAATAAATACAGGAACATAACCATTAGTGCCATTGACAGCACCGCGCCACAAGTCATAGAAAATACCATTGACACCGTTCGCAGTACTCTCGACAAATATAGCCGTGCCAGGTGTATTCGGGACTGCCTGGGTGAGGCCATTCCAGTTATCGAGAGCTGTAGACTTTTGCCAGAATGCCAGCTCGGAAGCATGTACGTGGGTAAGCGTTTCACCGCGTCCGATACTCTCGCCACCAGCCGTTGCAACCACAAAGGAACTGTCCAGGACATCGAATGATATCTCCCGTCGACTTGAGTACTTAGTGTGAGGCTTCAAGATGTCAGGGCAGTGCTCGTGGAATCTCTTCGTCATGTCGAAGAGTGCCCTGGTCGAGTCAGCATGGTGTGTAATTACCATAGCCTTGCAGGCTGGGCGCTGGCTCACTGAGAAGTACAGATAGCCACCAGTGTAGGTGCTCAGCCCCTGCTGCCTGGCTTTGAGAATAATCACGCGCACCTTGCCCTCAGTCGCCATTTGTTCGGTGACGGCTTTGTCCAAGATTTGCTGAGAGTTATTAAGTTGTAGGGGGTTTATCTTGCCTTCTTTAGTTCTTATTTTTAAGGCAGACTTTGAGTAGAAGCTAAAGTTATTGAGTAGCTTCTTCCGTACTTGCTTCAGCTGCTTGTTCATCGGGGCTCTCTTCATCCGTTAACAAGGATGCCAGGAAGT